GGCGGATCTTGCCAGCGGTGACCAGAGCGGGGATCGATGACGAGTTTACCGGCATCAGAATGTCGACAGGGCTACGCGACGCCATGTGTTGTTGGCGACGCAGAGATACAGGTGGGTAGCGTTGGCTGCGACCTGACCGGCGGTGCCGTTCGAGCCGACCGCGGCCGGGACCGGTACCAGATTGAGTTGGTTCTTACCGAGCAGTGCCTCATAGATCTTGCCGAGGTTCTGCACGCCCTGCGTTTGCGTGGAATTGATGGTGTCCAGATCTGCAGCAGCCATCAGCGTCGCCCTTGTGCCGAGTACCGGTACCTCACATAGCCCAGTCTGGAGAAACTATCCATATCCTCGCCCGAGACCGTGATGCTGACGAGACCGCCCCGGATTCTCGTGGCGATGTATTTCGTCGCCTCGGTGACGGTGAACGGACCATGCTGCACCGGCACGTCGCCGGGGAAGTTGACGACATTGAACGTCATCTGGATCTGAGCGGCCTGCGGCTGACCGAACTCGCCGAATTTGAAGTCCGGGATCCAGCGGTCGACGAACACATAGTCCTCGCCCTCGGCCAGCTTGAAGTAGCCGGTAGTGTAGGACCATGCCAGCGGGTTGCCAGCGGCGTTGTTGGTGGTTTCCTGCCGATAGATCACGCCACCGGCGACCGCGCTGATCGGTGGGCCGAACACGTTCTGGTCGATCCACGCCGAGCGCGGCAGGTAGCCGTAATCCCATGGCTGCCCCGGCTCGGTGATGTTGTACTTGACGTAAGCATCGTTCTCGCCGTTGGGGCTCGCCAGAGACGTGAACAGATACCCCACCTCATTGAAGGCGGTGTTCGGCATCGCGCGAACCTTGTGGATGTTCGCCATGTCGATGTTCTGGAACACGAAGTCCCACACCGGGCACGGCACCACCTCGACGCCATTGCCAGCGTATCGATAGAAGTTCGACGTTCCCATCCAGTGGACGCCGCCGCGCAGCTTCTGTACCGCCGCCATCGAGCATGCACCCGCGCCAGCGCCGATCATGTTGAAGCCGTAGACGTTCGGGAAGCCGACGAAGTTCATGATCCACAAGTCGAGGTCGGTCCAGATCAGGTTCTGGTTCGACACCGGCAGCCCCGCCACGATGCGGGAGCCGATCGGAATCCGGAAGTTTCGCGCGAGGTTCTGGTCGGTCGGCGTCCAGTCGAAGAAGTTGCCGCTGTCCGACCACTGCACCAGCATTGGGTCCTGCAGCACACCGATCTGCTGGCTGACCGTCGAACCGAACGCGATCATGATCTGCGCCGAGGTCGAGACGAACATGCCGGTATTGAACACCGGACCGGACGAAACGAGGGTCGCGGTGATGAAGCCACCGGTCGGATCCCAGTAATAGATGCCGCCGTCCTTCGGGCAGGCCACGAGCAGCTGGCCCCAGTTGCTGAGCGACCAGTCCTCCGCGGTGATGGGGTCGCCAACGAGAACGGTGGGTGCGACGCCGGTACCATAGCCACCGAGACCATATCCGCCGATACCGAAGCCGACGCCAGCGGGCGGCGGACCGATCGAGATATTGTAGACGATCTGGGCATCGCCGCCGTTCATCGCGAACGAGCCGCTGCCTGTCGCGACCGTGGCCGACGGGATGATGAAGTTGTCGACGTCCGAAACGGTGCCGACCGCATAGAGGCCGTCGATCGTGACGCCGTTGCCCGTGGTCGGAATCGGGAAGACGATGGTGTTCTCTGGAGCGAGCACAGACAGCCCGTGATCTTCGAACTCCACCGACACATTCGCGCTCGTCGCGGTGGTGGTGAACTCCGGCACCGCACCGCCATTGTTCACCGTGGCCGTGGCGTTCATCGTCGCGACGACCGTGTAGCTGTCCGCGCCAGTGACACTGTCGACCGCGTAGAGACCAGACAGGATGATGCCGCCGACCGAGATCGGTGTGTTGAAGAAGACCGACACATTGGTCGACACCGGCGCGGTGAGGTTCGGGTCCTGAATCTCGACGACCGGCGAGCCAGAGACCGTGGAGAAGTCAGGCGCGAAGTCCGAGATCAGCTGCTGCGGCGTGATACTGCGCAGGCCGGGAGGAGTGATGACATCCAGCTCCGACGTGGTGCCGACAGCCAGACGGTCGGTCTGGTTGAGATCCTGCCATGCGTGCATCGCGCGCGGGATCCCGCCCAGCGCCAGCGGGTAGAAATTGTCCCACCCGCCATACTTCTGGAGCAGGCCGTCACGGTACCGAATAAGCTGGCTCGCCGAGACCCCCGCCTCGTTGAGGGTCGGCGTCTTTTCCACGTTGACGCCCGGGATGAGCTTTACGCCTCCAAACGGCATTCATCCCCCTTCAGGTCTTGATGACCCAGATGCCAGCTACCTGCGTGTTCGGCATGTTGGGATGGCCCAATCCGCCACCCGCGCTGTAGGTGGTGTCGAGGCCATTCGAACTGGTGACACGGACACCGGTGGCGGCAGCGTTGGTGATGTTGCCTTGCGCGGAGTTACCGAACGGGCCGCCGCCACCGGTGTTGCCGGTGTTGCCGGGATAGAGATAGCTGTGGGCATGCGTGGGGTCGGAGATGCCAGCGCTATGGAAGTGGGACGGCATCTGGTTGGTGTTCAGCACCACCTGCTGGGCATCGAGCACCGCGCCCATGGTCTGACCGTTGAGACCGCACCCTGCCGTCGTGACCCGCGTTCCGGTACCGTCGTAGGCCAGCGGATAGCGTCCGCGCAGATCCGGAACGCCAAACGTGGAGACCCCGTTGCCGCCGAAGTTCGACCCCATGATGTTGCCGAGGAACGGGAACGAACTGGTGCTGTAGGTCGGAAGCGATGCGTCGCAAGAAAGATAGGGCGGCACAGTGCAGCCGCCTACCCACGCTGGCATAGTAATGAGGCCAGCCCAGAACTCCAGATGACCGACGCGGCCCATACCGATGAAGCGAACGCGCGCGCCGTCGTTATAGACCTCGACGATCTCGCCCGGTGGCAGCGCCACCTGCTCCGTCAGCGTCGCCCCGCGGAGGATGACCTTGAAGGCTCCGGTGGTGACGTTCTCGACGACATATTTGCCGGGCAGCGGCAATGTGACGGTAGCATCCGAAGCGATCACACCGGTGAACCGCAGCACGGCGTTCTGTGATTCGGTCGGGCCGGGCGTCGGCGTCGGATTGAACCCAGCGGGAGACGTCAGCGTGACCGCACCACCAGCCAAGGTGATCGTCTGCACCCCCGCCAGCAGGCCGTCGAGCGTCACCATGTTCGGGTTGACGTCGTTCTCACCCCAGAGGTCGACGTCCGCGCCGGTGAGGGGAACGATGATACCCAGATTGACGGTTCTTGGATTCAAGGCCACGGTTTACACCCTCGGCGGAGTTGCGATCGGATCAGGCGACTTCGACGACCAGCTCTGCGAACCGAACTTCTTTCGGATCTCTTCGATCATCGCGGAGCTAATCAGCGTCTTGACGTGCGTCTCCCACGTCATCGCCTGTGCAGGGTTATCACCTGTAGCGCTAAAATTCATCTGATATCCTGCGGCCATCACCTGCGCGGCTGCAAAGAACACGTCCGGCAGATACAGCGTCAGGAACGTGGTCGGGTTGGTGTCCGATAGCGGCAGCGGCCGGATGGTGCCAACCACCTCGACCGAGTAGCCGGAATCAGGCCATGGCCCGACAATCCATTCGTTCTGGTTGATCGGCGCGAACATGGTGGGCACGCCAGCACCAGCGCTGCTATTGTAGACCGCGTCGAGATATTCCTTCGACACCGGGAGCATCGGCACCCGCGTGCCGTTGTCGGCATTGGTGGTGCCAGCTGGCGTGATCGCATTGAACTGCTCGACCACGACAAACGGCCCGTTCGGCGTCGTGGTCGGCAGCGCAAAGTTGCGATTGTTGGCGACGAGAAGACCGGTGGCGCGCGTCACCGTCGAGAGCAGATCAAGCTCGCGATAGAGCCGCTGCTCGGCGTCGTCGATGATGTTGGGCAGCGCCGTAAGATAGTCCGGATCTGCCACCGGCACCGTGATGAAGTTCGCCAGATCGGTGACGAACGAATTATAGGTCATCGCCACAACGGACCCCTCCTATGGGGACAGGTTGAATATCACTATCCCCGAGCCACCCGCAGCGCCAGCAAATCCGGTACCGGCCGATGCGCCAGCACCACCGCCACCGCCGCCGAGGTTTGTGCCGCCCGCGGTTGGCGATGCGCCGTTCGTCGAGCCCGCTCCACCACCGCCGGTGCCGCCAGATCCTGCCGAGGTTCCGGTGAAGCCGCCACCGCCACCACCGCCAGCGTATGTAACCGCCGATCCGCTGGTCGAATTGGATATGCCATTGCCGCCAGCGCCACCGGTGGAGGCGCTATCGTTGGCACCCACAGCGCCCGCGCCACCACCGCCAGCAGCGCCAGCATTCGAGGTGACTTTACTGCCGCCATTATTGCCAGCTGTTCCGGTGCCGCCCGCCAGCGGCGTGAAGGCGATGCCGATATACGATGCACCGCCGCCCGAGGCTCCCGATTTGCCCGGGTTACCGCCGCTCGCTGCGTTGACGCTGAACGCTCCACCACCGCCGCCGCCGATGGCCGTGCCGATTCCCGGAAGGATCGTTGAGCCACCGTTTGCAGAATCGTTTGCATTGATGGCAGCACCCGCCCCGCCGCCGCCGACTGTCACGGCAAGATTGCCAGATGCCAGAGTGCCGCAGCCTGTGGAGACCTGCCCTGCACCACCGCCGCCGCCCGCAGCGCCGTTGGCCATGGTTGAACCGCCGCCACCGCCACCCCCAACAAGAAGACAGCTCGCGAGCGTGCCGCCCGATCCGTAACCGACAATCGGCAGCGCGAAGGTTCCGCTCGCGGTGTAGGTGTAGCGCGCCGCGCTCACGGTCGGCGTGTACTTGATGATGATCAGGCCGTTCGCGCCAGCACCGCTGGTAGAGTTTGTTGCAGTCGATACCGCACCACCACCACCACCGCCGTAGAGGCCACCGGCACCGCCGGTCGCTGCGCCTGCGCCACCTGCACCGCCACCACCGCCACCACCCGAGCCGTATGGAGGCGTGGTAACGAAGTTGGCTCCCGAGCTGCCGGGACTGTTGACGCCACCGCCGACCCCACCGAGACCAGCGTCACCGGATCCGCCGTTTGGCTGCGTACCGGCGTTGCCGTTGCCCGAGCCGTCAAAGCCGCCCGCACCACCGCCGCCGCCGACATTGTTCGCGCCTGCATTGCTGCCCGCGCCGCCGCTGCTCTTGACCACACCGACACCGGACCCCGATGCACCGCCAGCACCGCCGGTCGCCCCGGAAGCCCCTGCACCGCCCTTCGCGCCCGATATGACGTTGGCACCGCCGATCGTGGCGCACCCGGACGTCGAATTGCAGAACCACGTGTCCCCGCCTGCGTTGCCAGAGATCGAGCCACCGCCCGAGACGGAGGCACCTCCGAGCCCGATGCTGTACCCGACCAGAGTGTTCGGGGTGAGGGTGACGGAACCCTGCGCGGATGCGGCACCGCCGCCCCCACCGCCAGCCGACGGAATCGCGTTGACATGGACCGAACCGGATCCACCAGCGCCGACGGTCCAGATCGTGTTGCTGGCGCTATTCCAATTGCTCGGCACTGACCAGACGCTGCCGGTCGTGAGCGCGATAATGACCTCGGCGTTGTAGGAGACGATGACGATGCCAGAGCCGCCCACGCCACCGACGAACCCGTTGGTGCCGCCGCCACCGCCGCCGCCCGTGTTCGCCGTTCCAGCGGTACCGTTACCGGATGCCGAACCCGCACCACCACCGCCCGACCCGCCAGATGCTGGCGTTGTGCCAGCCAGCCCGCCACCGCCACCGCCACCAGCGTAGGTGACCGATGCGCCGGAGATCGAGGAGGCCGTTCCGTTACCGCCAGCTCCCGCCGTCGAGCCGGAGCCATTGCCACCCACCGCGCCCGCGCCACCGCCGCCACCGGCCGGGAACTGAGCGCTGACCGTGCTGCTGCCACCGTTATTGCCGGTGCCGCCGCCAGCACCAGTGCCGCCGGTCTGGCTCGTGTTAGTCGAGCCGCCACCACCGCCCGAGCCGCCATTGCCGCCGTTAGTGCTGTTGCTGCCGCCAGCGCCGCCGCCCAGCGCCGTGAAGCCACCGAACACCGTGTTGTTGCCGACCGTGGCCGCGGCACCGCCGGTACCGATCGTGACCGTGTACGTGCCCGGCGTCAGGGCCGTAGAACCGGTAAGCATCTGGCCCGCGCCGCCTCCGCCACCGCCACCGGAGCCACCGCCACCGCCACCGCCGATCGCGACAAAGGTCGCCAGCGCGAGCGTGGCAGGGTTGCTGCAGATCAGGGATCCGGACGTCGTGAACGTGTGGATGCGCTGGTTGCCGAACGTCGTGATCGTTCCGCCGGTGCAGTCGATCGGGGCCGGGTTACCCGCTGCCGTGCTGAGCAGCACCGGCATGTACGTGCCGGGCATGTTCGCGTGCGCGACAAGCGGTACCGCCGTGGGAATCAGCAGGGCAAGGATTGCGGCGTAGACGGACCGGTGGAAGCTCATTTAGCGTCTTTCACAAGCGACGCCACACAGAAGGTGGCCGAGCGGCAGGAATAGGTCAGAACATCGATAGCGCTCGCTGCCGTCGACAGTGTCGGCGCGACGCCGCCCGCGAACTTGAAGATCGAGTTCCATACCGTGGTGCGCGAGCCGGTGCCATCCTGAATGAAGGTGACCGTCCCGGCCTTGCCAGCCGTGACGTTGGACAGCGTCTGCGTCGTGATGTTGCCGGTCAGCGTCACTGCGGTGTTGATGAACGTCGCGAAGTCGAACGTCGTGGTAGTGCCATACGTGGTAGTGCTCTCGGCCGGATAGATCACGCTCGGAGCGATCAGCTTTGCTGTCGACGTTCCCGCGAAATAATCCGACGCCGCGGCCTTGCCGGTGACGGTGACGCCGTCAAGCTGGAAGACGTTGCCGGTGCCCTGCGCGTTGTAGGTCTTGTTTGTGAGCGTGTCTGTCGTCGCACGAGCCACGAGCTGGTCGGTCGCAGCAGGCAGGCTCAGCGTCACGGTGCCGAGCGCGCCGGTGACCGGCGACAGCGTGATGGTGCCGGAGGTCGCATTTTGGAATCCGAGCGTGCCGACCGTCGTGCCCGCGACACCGAGCACCGGTGTAGCCGTAATGGACGGTACGCCACCGGACGACGTATTGAGCAGACCGCCGTTGGCCGTCGTGATCTCGCCGATGACGTTCGCTGCCGACGAGTACAGGATCCGGTTGATGGTGGTGGTCGCAGGCCACGTCGTGGTCGACCATGCAGGCGTCGTGCTCGCGCCCGACTGCAGCATCTGGCGTGCGGTCGCGGTGCCAGCGAGGATGGCGAGGTTGGTTGCGCCCGAATAGACGATGCCGCCGTTCGAGGCGGTCAGTGTCACGTATGGCGCATTGATCGAGACCACGCCAGCGGCCGAGACCGCGATCGGCGCGGTACCGGTGATCGCACCGCCGCCCGAGGACGTCACGCAGGTCGGGCAGGTCAGCGCGCCGGTGGTCGCGCTCAGCACCAGCGGGGTCGAAGCATTGACAGCGACCGTGCCGCTGGCATTCGGAAGGGTGATTGTCGGGCTTCCGGCGGTCGCCTGTGCGGTGATCGTCGCGGTGCCGCTGGTTGCCCCGGCGAAGCCGAGCGTGCCCTGAGAGGCCCCCGGGACGCCCAGAACCGGGGTCAGGGTGAACGCCGGGCCGGATCCGGCCAGAACGCCACCCGCCAGACCCGGGAGCGCCAGCGCGCCGGTCGTGGCATTGAGCGTCAGCGGCGAGGAGACCGACACCGCCATGGTGCCGCTCGCCGCCGGGATGCTGATCGTCGGCGTACCCAGTGCGCCAGCCACCGGCTGTAGCGTGACAAGGCCAGAGGTCGCGTTGCCGAGGCTCAGCGAGCCCAGCGTACCGCTCGCGCCCAGCGTCGGGGTGCGGGTGA